CATGCTGCACCTGCTCTTCTACCGGGGGCGGCACGTAAGCGGGAGGCGCGGTCACAGGTACCGGGGGCAACGGCATAGGGGGCGGTGCGACGGGAGGATAGAGCGTCTTGACGACCCAGTAGACTGCAAGGTGTGCAAGAACCACCGTGATAAGCGTAGAGACCGTAATGGTCAACACGTCTGTGATTTCCATTTGTTTTGCCGAACATAAAACAAACCTGAAATGCAGACGAACCCATTATTTGTAGAGGAGGATGAGCGGGTTGATGCCATCTACCGTGTCATCAAGGGTCGGATCACATGGGACAACCTTGTTCCCTCCTGCATTGAGGCTGCGCGCGAGATTGAAGCCCTTCCCAAGCTGAAGGGACCGGAGAAGCTTGCTCTGTTGCAGAAGGTCTTGCGATATGCGCTTCGCGAGACAAAATTGGATCCACTGGAAAAGGAGCGGATTTTGTTCTTTATTGATACGGTGGTTCCCGTGTTGATGCAGGCTGCGATCATGGCGTCCAAATCGCCGATCGTTGCGCAGGTTCAGGCAGTCTGTGTGGGCTGCTGGACGAAGAAGTCGTAGAGACCTTGTTCGGTTTCTTCCTTCCACACCATCGGCGATTGTGAGTAGACTGTCACTCGCACGAGTTCGCTGTAGTACGATCGCGAGACAACAATCGGATCGGGACACGGAGTTTGTTTGTATTGCGTTCGCCCATTCTCCTTCACAATCTGCGTGAGCACTTTCTTCTTTGTGTCATACCGGCTTAGTCCGGTATACAGATACGTTGTCTCATACGTTTCCAGCGGCCGCTTGGCTTTCCACTCGGGGGGCACTTGCTTTGTGATAACGACCTCCATTGTGTGTCTTCACTCCATTCACTGCGATGATCCGTTTTAGTTCCTCCTCATTCGTCAGTGCCGAATTGATCTTGTCAACCGCACGACGAAGCGCACTCTCAATGCTTGCCCACTTCTCCTCGTCCGCGGGGAAGATCGTGTGGCGAACCTCGCCGTTGGGAAATCGCTCAATCAACTCCGACTCCGTTGCACCATACATGGCCATGTAGCAACGCAGCTGGATCTCATCGTACAAGGGAACCTGAGGCCAAACACGCGTGCGATCCTTCGAATCCACGATGCGGTTCTGCGCAGCAACGTATCCGTCACAGCGTCCAATGAGCTTGAAGGTTCCGAAGTCCTTCTTGATCGTGCGAGTGTTCCGCTCCGTGACCTTGACCTCCTTCTGGACCTCGTATTGATTGAGGATGCCCTCCTCATTCTGGAGCCCGCGCTTCTTGGAGACCTGACCGCGGATCTCTTCCGCAAGACGAGCCTTGAGCTCGGGAGGGAATGTGTCGCGACGAAGGTCCAAGGCGAGAGCCGCCTGAAGCTCGACCTCGGCGAGAACACTGGAGACGTCAGAGGTCGCCTGCGCAGAGCGAACTCCATTCGCAACAATGTCTTGAATGGGACCCTCGCGCAAAACCTCGTTAAGAACACGATAGAACGGACGGAGTTCTTCCTCACGTTCAATCTCAGCAATCTTCGCCTTTCCGGCAGGATCCTTTGCGATCAGCTCGTAGGCGACTTCGTCAGCATTCTGGTACTTGTGAAGGCCGATAAGGCCAGCAACCTTGGAAGCAGAGATTTCAGGGATCATTTTGACTGTACAGGAATGACGTCACAACAATCTAGATCCGTTTTACAGACCAATCTCGTAGTAGGTCGCCAGGGCAAATACGGTGGAGTGGACAATCAGACCCCAGGTTGTTGGGCAGCCTCCGGGACTGGAGATACGTCCAAGCGTGTCTCCAATCAATCCATCAACCGCCTGATAAAAATACGGATTGGAAATGATGAAAAACATCAATCCGGCGATGATCGCAGCGGTTACCTTCTTCATTGCTCTCTACGAAGAGAAACTCTTCTGCATTCGGATGATTGCGTCCAGCCATGATGGAATGCCGTTCAACACATTCGCGACGGCAAGACTGTCTCCCGTAACTGGCGTTGTGTCCACGGTTGCGCCTTCGCAGACAAGCACAATTGCACTCGTCAACAAAGCCTGTCGCGACTTTGCATCCGTTGGTGACCATCGCAAGCAATACATCTTGTAGAGCGTGTCAATGTATTCTCGTGCCATCGGTTGGGTCTGACGTTTGATGCATTCCCAGAACAGCCAAACAACATGCCGACCGTGGGCCGTGCTCACAAACTCGTCTGTCCGATCCGCAAAGACAAGTGCTTGCTTTGTTTGCTTCTTGTGTTCCCGACAAGCGGCGAACGTCCAGGCCATCCAGTACAGCGCACGAGGGAGATCCCGAACATCCGATCGCAAACAGTAACAGAACTCGTTGATTGGAACTGCCGCCGACATTGGATCTTCACGACGAAGTGCAATCTTGCCGTAGAGCGTTGACGGTGCCTTGAGCGATTCGTGGATGGTCGTTGGATCAAAATCGTGCATCGGCTTGATTGTGGGAAGAGACGGAAGCTTGTTCTTGCGACACATTGCGATCACCGCAGCCGCTTCGCAGACCATTCGTCGAACATCCGTGTTGTTGCGAATGGTCGTCATTTCCCGAAGGGAATACTTCGCCTCAACGGGTGCGTACTTCTCATAGGCTTTTGCCAGATAGAGAAACACGTTGGGCTGTGCTCGGTTGACATGAAGTGCAGCAGCTTCAAACAGCGCCATCCAGAGCGTATGGACTAACCCAGAACACAGCAGTTCCAAACTCCAATAGCACGCGTAGTCTGCGTGACCGAGATGCACGTTTTCAAGGAGAACCTTGACAACGCGCGATCGTGTGTGACCGCAGAAGGTTGTTTTTTGAAAATCCAAGACAGTCCGAGGATCTGTGATTTCCATTGCTGGAACGCAAGAGAGTTCAATCCATACCAAACCGCACGTCGGGTGGACGGGAATCGATCCATGCGATCCATGCGAGAAAGAGAAGTGTAAGAACCGTGGTCGACCCAGTTGGGTCCAAATGAATGATTGCCATCGTCGCGAAGAACCCGATACAGCCGAATGTGAGGAGTGTAACGAGCCCAGCTGCGAGGTAAACACGCGGAATGTAAATAGATAGCGTCCACATGAATGCGGTTGAGATCATGTGCAACCCCAGAATGACCATTGCGAGTGGACTTGTCGCAAATCCGATGAGAAATGTCAGAATTGTGGTTCCAGCCAGGACCCACCAAACCCAAAGACGAGCGAGCGTGTAATACCATACGATTCCGGCCAACGCTGCAATCATCACAACCTTTCCGAGTGGAGGAGTATTCGTTATGTAGATCATGTTGCTCAGCACCATGATCATTGCAATTGAAATCATGCGTTCCGACACCGTCGTCGGAGCCGGAATGCGTGTGAGACAGATCCGACACATACGATCGGGATAATAGGTCAGATACTCTTGTAGGCAGTCATCGTGAATGCAGGCAACAGACCCGCGACAGTTGCAAGGGGTGAGCATTCGGTGTTGGTCACGTTCATCGAGACAGATCCGGCATCTGCGATACTCCATTACCTCAGTGATACGTCTCGCTCCTAAGCCGGAAGGGGTACGTACTTGTTCAGAAACTCCTTCAATCCTCCACCACTCGTCACCGGAGCAGCTGGAGCGGGAGCCGGCGAGGGAGACCGGATCATCTTGTAGATCATAAACGCTGCAAATGCAAGAACACCAACAATTGCATAATTCAACACCCTGTCCAAGAGTTCCCATTTCGATTCCGAGGATGCCTCCTGCCGTTTGCGAGCGTCAAACTGGATCTGCTGCTTGATCTTGTCAAGCTGACGTTGAAGGGTATCAGCAGAATACTTGAAGTCATCCTTCAGACTGAGAACATTGTTCTTCAGTCCGTTGACGACATCCACCGTTTTCTGCTGCTGCATAAGACGATCCTGTGCGTTGGTAAGATTTGCCTTCATCTGCCGGATCTCCGGATCCACTTCTGCCCTTGCTAGACGCTCTTTCTCTTCGGCCTTCCACTTGTCTCCGCGAAGAAGTGTATAATAGGTTGTCCGTGCCTGCTGATACGCAACCGGAGCTTTATCGCGAGCATTCTCTGCGGTTTGGAGATCTTTGAATGCGGCTGCAACCTTCTTCTCCTTTTCAACGTTTGCAATGATGAGTTTCATCTCATTGTCAACGCGATCCATCTCGGCCTTGTAGGCGTTGTAGGTTGCGACACCAAACATCGCATTTGTCTTCAACGATTCCAACGTTGGCGTAGTCTTTGGTGCTTTGATGGACCAATACTTCGGCGCGTCTAGCACGCGGACTTCAACAGATTTGGTTGGATCCGGAACATACACATATTTCCCAGTCGTTGATGATGTTGTCAGTTTGAACTGTGATGTAGGTGGTACGTCTCGCCAACATTTCACAATCCCTGCGAACCCTGCGGGACATACCCCGCTTACAATAGACAGACTCATTACTCATCTTCTCAGAAAGAAAGCCGCTGCAACCCCCACGCTGAGCAACAAAAAGGCTACGGTGTGAGCACTATTGCCTGGAATGACAACATACGTCAACAGAACAAGCACGACGATAAACAGCGCAATCTGCACCATCAACAACTTCTGATTGGAGATCTCGGAAATCGCCTTGCGTTCTTTCTCGAGATCACTTGCAGGAGCAGTCGGAGGACGAAACGGTTTGAGACTGTTGGAGACCTCTTTGATGACCTCCGTTGTCCCGCCTGCAGACGTGTATCCAGCATATTCCCCTTGAATGCGACTGTATTCCACTGCAAAGTCTCCCTTCTTGGCTTGCTGAAGGCGAACTTCGGTTTGGATAGCTTCATCGGATGCAATTGCAGCCCGGACCGTCGCGAGTTCTTGCTCAAATCGTGTTCGTTCGTCTGCATACGTTGACGGCTCTGCTGCGCCCTGAGTGAGGGCCGGAAGAGCAACCAAGGATACTGTCTTGGCGTTGTCATCACGATAGACACACATTTCATTCCCCGAGGTTGTTCCAACTCCTCCCTCGGACGAATACTTGAAATCATCGGGGCATCGTTTGTGACACGTGAGAAACAACCCCTGCTCAAAATCAGCTGGACACGAGATTGAAAAATTCGCTCCCATCTCTCTTATCTACGGTTCGGGAGAAAAGCAAGAACCTGACCGTAAATGGGAGTAATCAGCCTCATCTGGGCTGCGAGCTCAGGAGACTTCCATCCAAGCGTAGGGCGAGCACCAACACCACCGTTGATGTACGGAGCAATCGTCGCAGTGAGACGGATGTAGCGGGTGTGATCCGACGCATCTGCGGGAGGACCGATGTGACGCTGCTGCGGGCTAACCTCAAAGAACGGGCGAGTAGGCATCTTTGTTTCTATCTGACAAGATAATGGCAGCGACGGCCTATTTCGATCGTGTTGCGATTAACTATCGCGATAACATGACCCAGTACAAGATGACGGGGAATGCTGCGTCAAAGGCAGCCGCAGACAACGCAAAGCGATGGATGCAGTATTACATCCAGTGGCAAGAGATGTTGGCAGGGAAAAATACAGCCTACATCAACAAGTTTGTCAATGACTACAAGTCAACAAACAAAGACCTGATCAAGATGCAGAAGACGGTTCAGAATGTCAAAGAACAAGGACCGAAGCTGGAGAACGTCTACATGACGAACAAGGAAGCCGCAGACGATACTCCAAGGAACTATACCCCGTATTACGTCAAGGGAGGGATTGTGCTCGGAACACTCGTGCTTGTCTCGGTGCTCTTCATGCGCGACTGACCTCGCACAAAGACCAGAAGAAGCACGATCCCGATCGCCACAATGAAAAAGAAGGCGAGATAGCGGTAGAGATCCCGCTTCGCAAGGCCTCCCTCCTGTTCGCGAATGCGACGAAGTGTCTCCAGCTCATCGGTGTTGACAAGAAGCCCATTGTAGTCCATCTGAATGCGACGAAGCTTCTCCACCAGAATGTCCCGCTCTCGCTTCAGCAAGGGTGTATCCTGTTTCAAAAATGTCATCTGTTCAATCATCTTTTCTAGCAGCTTTCCGATCTCCATGTTGAGCTGCCGAATTTTCTCCACTTTTGTTGCATCACGACTTTCAAGGGCGTCCTTGATCGTGTCGTCATACTCCTTCATCTTCGCAGCATACGTCGTGCGTAACTCTTCCATTGTTCTCAGGCAACATTTACGTCGGGCACACAGTAGCGATAGTAGATTTGCGAGCCCGCAACATCGCTGTGCCGAGACACTTCAATGACATCGCCAGGAAGAGCGCCAATCCACTTGATCATCGGATCCTGCGAATCGATCCACGGGAGCTGATCCTCGGGCTTGACAATGGAGTACTTGTTGAAGACAGCAGTACGCTCCTCCTCATTCAGAATGCGGTGCGGCATCGCCATGCGGTGAGTTGTGATGTCAAACTGAAGCTGGCGAATGTGGAAGAACTGAACCCGGTCCTTCGCGTATCCCTTCACCGTCTTCAACACATTGTCGGATGCAGGCGACATCGCAACGATGATTACTCCATTCGTGTACTGGTTCGCATTCGCAAAGTCCAAGATCTTCGTGATGTCACGATCCTGAAGTCCCTTGTCCTTTTGGCTGAAGACGACCAGGACATTTCCGATCGTGTAGATGTTCGCACGGTCCAGTGCCTCTGTGACAACGCGTTCGGTTTTTGTGTCCAACTTGCGACGCTCCAGCATCGTCCGCAAAAGTTCAAGTGCGCGATCCTCCATTGCTTATCTACTCCGTCAGAGAGAAAGCGGTTCGTTTTTTCGTGTGGAGGAACAATGACACCGTGGCTTCTTTTTCTCGCGGCGGTTCTCGTGATCGGACTTGTAATGATGAAAACGACGGAGCGTTTTCAGCCGGAGTTTTTGGATCGGACCCAGATTGCGAAGACCATCGCAGCTGAGGATTCGTCGTATGACCAGCGTACCAACCATATGAACCCGTCTCCCGTTCGTATGGGCCCCGTTCCGGGCATCGAGACGCCCTTCCAGGTCAATCAGTATAGAGCGTGCATTGTCTAATCTAGCAATGGAGTTCCGCGATCTTCCCTGCGAAAGTCCGTATCGCAAAAAGAAGATCCCAAAAGCGCTCGCCGAGCAGGTTTGGATTACCCACATGGGCCATCGGTTCAGTGGAAAATGCCGAGTGTCATGGTGTAAGAACCGGTTGACAGTGTTTGATTACGAATGTGGTCACAACATTCCGGAAAGCAAGGGTGGCAAGACGTCACTTGACAACCTTGTTCCGATTTGTGCTCGGTGCAACCGGAGCATGGGCGACCGATATACGATTGATGAATGGACGACGAAATTTGCGCCGAAGACGCGTTCGTCGCGATGGTTTTGTTGGACTTAGAGTGCGAGACTGGGAAGCGCAGGGGACGGAGGAGGAGCGGGAGGCAATGGCTTGGTTCCCGCTGCCCGGTGTGCGAGCACCTCGTCCCAGAAGGCCCGGAGTGCGGGGAGATTGGTCGAGAGCCAGTTGGGATCTTTTGCAACAAAGTCCTCTTTGATGGAGGTGAGAACCCAGTAGGTCATCTGCGCGTCTTCGGGGACTGTATCCAGATCGTAGACAACACGACCATCATCGTAGACAGCAAAGTTGCCCTTGGTTCCAGACGTTCGCGCCCACTCTGTATAGTTCACCTGCTTGAACCGAAACTCAACATACTCACACTCATCAATCCCCGTACATTCCATTTGCATCTGCATTTGGTGCCAGTATCCCATCGGGATCTCTGCCTTGAGCGGACGACTGATGGGACATTTGAATTCCACAAGGCGTCCATATCGGTTCACATCCGACCCGTCATTGGGAACAATCAGTCCATCTGGACTGGCTCCCAAGAACGAATGAACCGGGTGTTGAACACACGACACATCTGTAATCGCACAGTTGGTTCGTTGTTCGTAGATCTTCTTTGCGATTGGTTCAAACCGAGTTCCCCAGAGCAGCGCGGGAATGCCCGGTCCGTCACCTTGGACACGAGGTTCTAACTTCCGCATCATCACTTCACGACGAGAGGCTTCGGTTCCGAAGATGCTGTAGACTTCCGACGCAGTGATCATTTCACTTCGCTTGGCGTGCCAGGCGTCGGTTCGTTGATCGTTGGCACCGTACATTCGGAGCACTCGTTCGTAGCATCGGTCTCGCATCCATCTCCGCCCCAGGTCCCCTCGGAGAATTCGGTCTGCTGCGGCTGTGACTTCCTTCTTAAGCGTTGAATAGGACAATCCTGGTTGAAGAGTTCGGCAAAAGAGGATGAAATGTTTGAGCCGGGTTCCGAGGTGGGTATACGGTCTGTTGTCAGATAACCATTCGGCGAGACGTTCGTCCATTGCTCCTCTTTGGTCTCACCCTCCGAAAGTTCGTTTTCAGTGAACGGCTTGTAGACGGGAACCTCTGTACCTTCCAGAATGCGTGTTTCGGTCACAAGGTTCTCTTTCATCGTTTCCACAATCCCGGTGAGCTCACTGGTAAACGGCTCAATCGCATCCAGGTCTGTCCCTGCATTGGAGCAGATGTAGGCTGCAGTTAGTTTGGAGGGCGTCAGAAGGTCGTCACGCTCCTTTGTGTAGTTCTCTATTCTCACCTTGCATCTCTCCTCTGGACTCATCGACATCAAAACTTCCATACTCGACTTGAACTCTTCAAGATCTCTCTCCTTGACGGGGCGAAGGCTGCTGATGAGTGGAATCTCCTCTCCCAATAAGGTTGTAGTATCCATGTTCTCCTTTACGAACTCTTCTCTAACCCATTTTCAATGAAAACGACTTCTTCTCTACCACCACCGATCTGAGTTTTTTTGCGTATCAATTCGCCCTCGGCGCATATACTCGCGGACTTGGGCTAGAGTTAGATCGGCAACGGGGATACCTATATTTTTGTCATTGTATACCATGTTCGAGAAGTACGGGAACCATCCGTCTGACAATACTAGTCGATCCTTGCATTGTTCAATCGGACACCGCCCGGTGACACGTTTATACTCCTCAAGAATACCCGTCTTGTCAGTTGCTTGAAAGTCATAGATTGTAGAGTATGCCTTCAGCGAAATATTCGGCCGTTCCCATGCTCCACTTCCATATTCCGGAACAGGGGCACCTTCAAAGATAGGCGTCTCGTGAGTGCGTTGACATTTCATTCGGTCAACATTCAATGAAAACTCTGTCATGAAAGACTTAATTTCACGAAGATCTGACCCTGCTGCAGGCAAGATACCTTCAACTGTGCCATCAATACAACTTGCAGGGCAGGGCTCAGTTGCCATGACCTAGTTTGTCAACTCTTGTCTAACCCATTTTCAATGAGTGAACGCGCAACAACCATGGATATCCAGAGCAAAGAGCAGCTTGTCCTTCATCGCCTCTCTACCTTTTATAGCAACCAGGCAACACTTGATCGCGTCAAGGCAATCATTACGGGCGAAAGCAAGATCAGTTTGCGTCTCATTGATTGGCTCGTGACGAACTATGCGAAGAAGCACAACATTTCGTACATGACGAAGGATGGAAATCGGCACGTGATCGTATATCTTGCGTACAAGAGCCATCTCAAGGCGTACAGCAAAAAGATGTTTGATCCCTTCTGTCGTTGGAAGCGCATTCAGTTTCTCGGAATGAACACCACCGTTGGTCAGCTCAGTTTCTTCGAGTGGGCCATTCAGGACGAGGTTCTGGATTACCTGGAGGCCAATTAC